TCGATCAGCTTGCCGGACCAGATCTCCGGAATGAACGTGCCAGAGTATGGCCACGTAGGCTGTGACGACGTCGACGGATAGATTGGCTGATTGGACGGTGGTGACGGCGCCAGCGGGTAGGCGAACGCCACGTTCTTCGAGATCTCGACCGGATGCTGAGGGACGAGACCGGGGTCCATATCGCCGCCACCGAGGGTGGGGCTGTACTTGGCCAAGGGGATGAACGGCTTCATGCCAGTGCTCCTGTGGAGCAGGCCGACCCTCCTAGCGCGTCATCCCTGCGGGCGGCGCAGGCGGAACGTACCTGCGTTGGGTCATGATGATCCGGCCCTCGTGCTGCGCCTGATGGATGTCTCGATCGATCTGAGCGCGTTCCTGATCGCGATGGCGCCATTTGCCAGCCGCGACCTCGGTATAGAACCGGGTGATATCATCTGTGGTGTACGTCGGCTTATCGGCGGGCGCTGGCGACGCCGATCTGGCACCGCCCGGAGCGGCAAGAGCTGCGAGAGACAGCGGTGGCGTTGCGGCCGGGGCAGTTGGTGCAGCCGGGGCACTCGCTTGCGGTCTCCCTGCCCCTGTCGGGTTCAGGGCGGCTTCCTCAGCTAGGAAGCCCTGAAAGAATGCGTTGACCCGGCGCGCATCTCCGTTGTCCCACGCACTCTGCATCAGGATTTGACGAATAGCACCGCTGTACGGATCTGGCAACATCACCCATTCGATGAACCTTTGATCCTGATTGAGCTGCGCCCACTGTGGGAACAAAGCATTCATCTGCTCGTGCATCGACTGGTTCTCTTGGACCCGAACCTGCTGCTGGGTGCGGCCGACTTCTGCCGCCAGCGGCTGGATCCGACCCTCGACCGTATGCCGGGCGATACGCTGGATCATGCCAACAAAGTCCTCGCCGTAGTCCTCGAGCTCCTGCGGCGTGATCTCGAGCTTGGGCGGCGGCTGTGGCGCTGGCGCTGTTCGCGTCGCCAGTTGACCTTGCAACTGGGTGATCTGCTGCGCCATCTGATCGGTGGTCTCACGGAACTTCTTGCGATCCACTTCGTAGCGACCGCTCACCGTCTTGAACTTGTCTTCCCAAGTCTTGTCGTCCGGCGGCGGTAGTGAAGGGGGCTCCTGCGGTGGCGTGCTCGGTGGGGGGGAAGGGGTCGCCACCGCAGGAGTAGGCGGCGCACCGGGATCCGGTGGGGCCGCAACGACAGACGGAGGTTGCGGGTCCGTCTGTCCAATTGATGCTGTCTGTGCGCTTGACGCACGCTCTGCTGCCTCACGAACAGCACGCGGGATCACCAGACTGGGATCCTCTGGCGGTGCTTGTTCACGACGAAGGGGGGTTGCCATTAACGCCTCGTACGGTATTGCTCATCGAGCTGGATACAGTCTTCCAGCTTTTTAGCCAATTGATCAAGCGCCTGTGCCTTCCCCTGAGCAGGAAATATCGCGGCGCCATGGGCCACCAGCAGGTCGTCCTTGGATCGGTTAACGAGGCCCTGTACCGACTTCACGAAGGCTTCGTACTGCATCGGGGCTGCGCGCTTGAGCTCAGCTGCACAGCCGACGACGGGGTAGAACGGATCACCCTTGGCTGTCATCGTCCGGCGGCGGTGTCGGAGGAAGCGCCGGCACGACCTGCGGCGGCTGACCCAGTCGTTGCAGGTCGTCGCTGGTCAGACCCGGTGGCAGGCCGCTCGGCGTGAGCTTGGCGAAGTTCCCGAGCGATCGCTGGACCGGCGAGCCATGCGTGAGCAGGTTCATGGCCGAGTGCGCAGGCAGCTGTCGGCTGCCCTTGTTCAGCGTGAGCCTCGGGGTCCTGCTCGGGAACTTCATAGGCCGGTGTTCCCGAAACTGCCCGGCGCGTTGGTGTAGTTGCCCGGCACGCCGTGCTTGCTTGGAAACGATGCCATGTCAGTCTTGTGCGGCGCCGAGCCGGGCACATTGAACTTCGGCATGCCGGTGTGTTGTCGCATCGGCAGCTGCTTGCCCGACTTCAACGACGGCTGGCGGACCTCGCCCTCTTCAGTGACGACAAGGCGCCTCATCCGTTCGGCCCCGACTGGCCTTCCGGCATTTTCCGCGAGCCCCGGTTGCCCCACATGTGGGTCTTGCCGCCCTCGGCGAACTTGTTGTTCGGTCCGGTCTTGGTGCGCCCCGACGTGCCCGGCTCCTGCGTGCCGGCGTAGTCCTTGTTGGTCGCGCCGCTCGAATAGCCGATCACGTCCGACGGACCCGCCTGAACCTTGATGTCCTTGCGCGATCCCGAGTGACCTTCCTGCGAGCTCACACCCGGCTCCTGCTTGCCGGTCGGTGCGAAGCCATGCATGTGCTGGTTGCCACCGAGCGTACCCCAGTTGGCCTTTTTCTCTTCCGTCTTCGCCATCTCGTCCTCCGTAACTACTGTGGTTACTGCACTGCGCCGACACCCGGTCGACGGACGAACTGATTGGTACGCGGGCCCATGTCTTGGTTGGGCTTAGGCGCCGGGTTCGCCTGTGGGTTAGGCGGACCTCCGGCAGGTGGCCCTGCCGGTGGCCCACCCGACGGACCTGCGGGAGGCTGCGTCGGACCTTGCGCATGGCCGGGCACACCTCCTGCTGCCGCCTGATCTTCGGACATCTGCTGTTGCTGCTGCAGCTTATCACGAGATGGGACGATTTCCTCACCGTCAAGCCCGATCGTATCGGCGACGCTACGCAGCACGTTGGCACGGCCCATCGGACCGATGATCTGCATGTCGATCGGGTTCGCCGTGATCTGTAGGAACTCCATCTGGCGAGCGCGCATGGTCTCCTTCTGCATCGCCACAACGACGCCCTTCGGCACCACTTCCTCTTCACCGGTCAGCAGGCCGCTGGTGTCGGTGAGCAGGATCATGTCGAGCGTGTTCTGAAGGTTCGGACCCATGACGTCACGGTCGACGTTCGCGCACACAGTCTGGAGAAGTTTCGACGCGTTGCCCATCAACATGGCCAAACCAGAAGCGGTACGACCAGCGCCACCACCCGGAGAGTTGCCAGACAGATATTTGGGGATCGCGGAGATGTCATCGCTCAGCCCGTAGAATGCGTTGAACACCTGCAGCAGCTCATTGGCGTTGATCTGCGGCTGGAAGAAGTTCACAGCTGGTTCCTGCGTGCCACTCACCGTCGGGTTCGTCACATGCCAACGCTTCCACGGGTAGAGCTCGTCCGAATTTTCCTGTCCCGAGAGACGATCATCATTGACCACCACCTGCGGACCGGACGAGATCGACATGTTGTTCACGAGCGAACGAAGGGTGGCGTTCATCACCTCCTGAAGATCGCTAATGATGTCGGGCAGGCCGTTGCCGATTGGGGTACCGGGCACCTTTTCCCACGACGTGATGTAGTAGTTGTGTCGACGCCGAGGCGACGGGTTCAGCTGGACCTTGATGAGATAATTGCCGATCAGCCACGCCTGCACGGAATAATCGCGGAGTTCATCAGGGATCTCATTCGACGTGAAGCCTTGCTCGAGCAGCATGCGCCCTTGGACGTTACCGGTGAACATCAAGCCGGTGAGCATGTTGCTCTCGTTCATCGTCGGATTTTCGCGACTCTCCATCACGGCCCGAGACGCGTCGGTTGTATCCCAGTCGTCCGTGATGCCCTGCATGCCATAAAACTCAAGAATAAGCCGGATGTTCTCCTTGTTGTACCCCGGCAGATCCAGAAGGTCGTTCAGATCGGTTCGGGTGATCCGAAAGCGCTCGACTATTTGAGCGTCTTCGACATCACTCACGCCCGGCGTCATCCAGACGTCGAAAGGTGAGATACGTTCCCACCATAGCTTCGGTACTTGTTTCTGCAGCGGCTTCGTTCCCTGCCACACTACCTGCGTCACCATGCGCACGGTGGGGCCCTTGATGCACGCCAACGGAAACAAGGGAAGGTCAGTTAAAAACTCTGCCAGCGCCTTGTAGAACCCGCCTTCCGTCAGGAGCTCGTCGATCTTGTCCTCAGCAATCTTCACCTGATCGGTCGCATGGACCCTCGCCGCGTCGCGCGCGGCGTACAGGAGATCAGTGGCGCGCTGCTTGACGGTGCTGGCATCGGGCGGCTGGCCTGCCTGCATCAGCGTCATGATCTCGG